ATTAAATGGTATAAATAGCATATTTGCTGTAGGTCTTCAACCATATATATATCAAGGAACAATTAGTTTAACAAATTCATTAATAGCTTTAACTTGTGGAATAATAGGGTCAATAGAATTATACTTTGGAATACAAAAACGACTAGAAAATGATATGATAAGCCAACGGGATTATTACCTTCTATCGATTGATATATTTAAAACGTTAAGCTTAGTTAAAGCAAATAGACCAATACCGGCAAAAGATTTTCTTGAAAAGAGTTATAATGTATATACCAAACTTATTGAGAGTTCATCAACATTAGTAAAAGTAAAAGGCGATAAATTAATACCAATAACACTAAATCTAGAAAATGATATAGAAGATATTGTAATATCTCCTGTTCCAAGAAGAGGAAGCGTAGATGTATCTCCTAATAATAGTGATTTATCAATTGCCGATGATTAGTTCATTAAAAATAAAAATGATAAATGATAAAATGTTTAAAAAAAATTGATAACTATTTTTTTTATGAAAACATTAATCATTATATTAACACAATGACAGGTCATACACCTAATGCAGAACAAAGTCAAGAATTTTTATCAACAATGCATACTATGATTGATGATTTAGATACTATTTCTTCGAACATTGATGAAAATACTTATTTAAGATTAGTAAATGGACTGCAACGCTTATATACTATACATAATTCATCAATTCAATCACCTAGTAGTGTTAGAGAAACTTTGAATCAAAGAAATCAAAACAGATTACGTGAAAATTTGCAAGATAATAATGAAGTCGAAATCACTAGAATTTTAGCACAACATTACGACAGAGTGTATGATAGTAGTGGTGTTCTTATAAATAATACTATTAATACTATAAATAGCGATGCTACAAATAGTAATACTATTACAAATATAATTAGTAATGTTCTTAATAATTATAATAATTATGATTCTTGGAATGAAAACAATCCGGCACAGAATCGGGATAGTGCTAGAATTAGTTATACTTCTGTTACTTCTAATCATTGGATTGAAACAGCATTGCGAGAAAGCCTGCGCAGTGCGCGATGATTTACATGGTAATTTTGTTATATATAATTGTGGTTGTGCTAAGTAATATTCCTCCCCATAATGTATCCATTAGTACTAATAGTGGTGACCATTCTTTAAAAAAAGCATAATTAGTTGTTTCATAAACTCCATTTATAAGCGCGCCTAAAAAAAACGCATCTTTAGGAGATGCCTTTTTTTTTATAATAAAATAATATAATCCAGAAACCAATATTATATAACAGGCTAACGCCGATTTTATATTAACTTTTAATTCTGTTTTTTGAACATTAACTATTACAGACATCATAAAATCTTTAAACAAAAATAAATATGTTAAATCTAATGCTAGTAATATTATTCCGCTAAGTATTAATGCTTTCCACATAATAATATATAAAAATATTTTTATAATTAAAAATAGTATTATAAATTTAATATATATCTATTATAAATGAAACAAGATTTTTTCTATTTATACAAAAAAAATAAAGCATTATTTGTATTTTTTTTAATTTCAATTATAATAATTTTTTCAGTTATAAAGCAGTATCAGTCTGTAGATTCAGAATAATGCGTTATATAATCTGCCTTTTATTTTATAAGTTATACTTTTCTTTAATCCATGATTTTAAAAATTCTAAGGAGCAATTTTTATAATCATCATTAAATTCGTCTAATTTTAAAAATTGTGGTTTTTTCATAGTTGGTGTTTTATAAAATAAATAATCTCCAAATTTACCTTTTCTAATAGCTAGATCATTTGAAATCCTACGAACTAGACCATTGGTTTCTGAGTCACAATCTTTTAATATAGTTAGAGCATCATCTATTTTTATTTCTTTATAAGGAACATTTATTTTAATTGTTTTGAGAGATTTGCGTAATTGACCACATTCTAAATAATAACCAAATTTACCATTTTTTAAATATACATTTTCATCATTATAAACTCCCAATAATTTAGTAGTTTCTTCTTTTGTTTCTATTAGTTCTTCCAATTTGTATTCGCCGCGCTTAAGTTTTTCTATATTTATATCTTTTTTAACCCCATAAAATCCAAGACTTCCGTCTTCTTTTGTAAATTTAATTGTTGGTCCATTTTTTCCTATTAAATATGTATGTTTGGCATCTATTTTTATTGTTAATTTCTCTAATTTCTCTCCATTTTCTAAATTAGAATCACATTTAATACTTAAATTATTGGAATTTATTAATGAAGTAATAAAACTATTACACTCATGACATAAATCATAATATTTCTTTTTCCCGCATGCTATATTATCTAATTCGTCTTCCATAGATTTTGTATAAGTATAGTCAAATAAATCATTGAAATATTTAATCAAAAATTCAATAACAAATATTCCCATTTGTGTTATTAGTAACTTATTTTTTTCATTTCCAAATTCTTTTGTTCCTTTTTCTGTAACAATGTTGTCTTCTAATAAAATATAATCTATAACTTCTAATTTTTTCCCCTCTACATTTTGCTTTTGAACATAATTTCGTTCCTGAATTTTTTCTACTAATGATGAAAATGTTGATGGACGACCTATACCTTTTTGCTCTAATAATTGAACTAAACGCGCTTCACTGTAATGTGATTTTAATTCTTTAAGTGTTTGCCTACATGTTATTTTTTTATAGGGCACAACACCTTCTTTTATATTTTTTAAATAATTATAATATTTTTCTTCTTCTTGTCCAAGCACTGCTTTCCAACCGAGAAATATATTTTCTTCAACACTATATTTATATGTTGCGTCTTGTGGCGCACTAATATTTACCACTAATACTTTATATAATGCTGGCGCCATCATGCTTTCTAAACTATTACTCCATATTAATTTGTATAATTTTTTATGTTTGGCACTAAATGTTTCTTCATTATCAATATTATCTACACTAATACATGTTGGTCGAATTGCTTCGTGGGCTTCTTGTGTGTTATTTTCAGAAGTATGTTTTACGTTACTAGCCTCCATGTTTTGAATTAACTTATTTATTTCTGGATTAATATATTCATGTTTATATTTTTCAATTATATAGATTTTACTTTCTTCAATAAATTCCTGACTATATACTTTACAATCGGTTCTCATATATGTAATATATCCACCTTCATATAATTTTTGTGCCAATTCCATTGTTTCTTTTGGAGAAATATGCATACAGTTGTTGGCTGCTTGTTGAAGTTCAGATGTGGTAAATGGTAGTGGTTGATTTTTAATAGTCTCGCGTTCTTTTGCCTTGGTTAGCATATGTTTGTATTGTATGCTTTGTTCTAAGAAATCTTTGACACACTCATGAGTTTCGTGATTTATGTTTAGTGTAAATTGAATATTTTGACTAGTAAAATAACCAATACTATTAAAACTTAATTTGCCAGGCGATTCTATAATTTCTCTATAATTATCATATACTAGTCGAAGTGCTGGAGTTTGACAGCGCCCAGCACTTAACGAGTTTTTAGTATTTGAAACAATATGCTTCCATAATAATGGTGACATAGTAAAACCCACAATTAAATCTAATATTTGGCGACCTTGTTGAGCATAAACTAAATCTAAATTAATTGTTCTGGGATTGGCAATGGCGTTTTTTATAGCGCGTTCAGTAATTTCGTGAAAAACGATGCGCTTAGTATTTGTTATATCTAATTTAAATACTTCAGCAATATGCCACGCAATTGCTTCACCTTCTCGGTCATCGTCTGTTGCTAATATAGTTTCTTTGGCATTGTTAATAAGTTTCCGCATTTTAGCAATTTGAGATTGCTTAGTTTCAATAATATTAAAACTTGGTTTATAATTATTTTTAAAATCTATTTGATTCAAATTTGAGAGATGAGTAATATGCCCATATGAACCAATAACTTTATAATTGCTTCCTAGGAATTTTTCTATTTTTCCACACTTTGCCGGAGATTCTACTATTAATAAAGTATAACTCATTTACAAATTATAAGATTAATAACTTATTAACCTAACTTGTTATTAAATTATTTTTATTCAATTCTATTAAGTATTATTAAAATTATTAGAACTATTAAAATTATTAAAATTATTAAAATTATTAAAATTATTAATATTATTAATATTTATAGTATATAAAAGTATAAATGTCTTGTAAAAAATTAATGTGTAAATATAAATTAAATGATAAATCTATAACTAGAAAATGGTTAAAAATAAATCATCCCGATAAAGGAGGTACTATTAAGAGTGATGATTTTAACAAAATACTAGAATGCTATAAAAACGATGAGTTTTGTAATTTGGCACCTCCAACAAATAATGAAAAACATCAAAAAAATAAAAGCACAAAATACCCAAAATATAAAAGCACATTTAGAGCCACGCGAGCCAAAATATTTAGTTGTATGCGAAAAACAGCCAACTTTAGTAAAATAGTTGGTTATCATAAATTTGATAAATCAATATATGATCCAAATAAATTAAACTTGGAATTGGTTGATGCCTCTCCCAAAATGATACAATTATTGAATAACATTAAAGAATTAGATGCCCAAGATGAAATAAATCATGGTCATAAATTTAAACATTTTATATTTTCAGATGTAAAAGAAGGTGGTTATGGGGCAAAAATAATAGCATCGGCATTTCAGGCAAACGGGTATAATAATATAATTAAAGCTAAAAAAGGACAAAAACAAAAACCAAAATTATATTTAGATCTTCAAAACTCCAATTATAAAAATTTTGCTCTATTGTGTTCAAATACTATTTTTGATGCCACTTTTAATGAGAAGATAAAGAGAGAAGTGTTAAAAACATTTAATGAACGTCCAGGTAACATAAATGGGAAAAATGTAAGGTTAATAATTTTTGATAGTGGATTTAAAGAAGGAATTGATTTATTTGATGTAAAATACGTTCATATTTTTGAACCATCTTTAACTATTGCCGACTTAAAGCAAACAATAGGACGCGCTACAAGAACAGGCGGTCAAAAAGGTTTGCCATTTCAAGAAAATATTGGATGGCCTTTATATGTATATAATTATTATTTAACAGTGCCCGAAATTGTAAGTAGTTCATTATATACTAACAAAGCATTACTATATGATGAGGAAGAACCAAGAGACGAAGATGTAGTGTTATTCAAAAATATGGAAAAATATAATGATGCTACTGTAAATTATAGCACATTTGATAAAGCAATGAACTCACTATCTGAACAATTATATAACTTAGCACCTATGTTGGCAGTAGATTATGAATTAACGCAAAATATACACAATGTTAGTGACTTAAATAATGAATTTATGGATAATGAGTATTATTTAATGGGTGGTGTAAATAAAGGTGTTGCTAAATATAAATCTTATTCACCACTAGTTAAGACTAATGAGAAATATAAATCTTATTCACCACCACCTAAGACTAACAATAAATCCAAATTTTTCAAAATAGATTATATTAAATGCCAAGGAAAATGTGGTAAAAAAAATACGAAGGATATACCTATAGGTATAAATTTTATGATACATGTATATAAAAAATATAAGCATCCTACCAAATTACTTAGTGTTAATAAATCAAATAAGCGACAAGCATTATGCGACTATATGAAAAATTTAAATAACAAATATTGCTCGCAGTTGAATTTTGAATGGGCAAAACGCTATACCAAAATCCCAGACATTATTGAAAATGCTAAAAATATAGAAACAATGAAAGACGAGTTAGATGCTTTAGAATTAGAAATAAACGAGGACACTGATGCTGGAAATAAAATATACCCAATAATTTTATATAAAGGCAAAAAAGACAAACAATCTATTACATTAAGCAATCGTTCTAATAGTAGTTCTAATAAATCTTCTAGAAAACAAAAATTTTCACGCTTTAATTTTACTAAAATGAGGGATTATATCAAAAAAACTTATTATGTTAAAGAATTTGTTTGGGACAAAATTGTTGTTGAAAATAAATGTTTGCCTAATGCTAATGCTAATGCTAATGCTAATGCTAATCAAGCAAACCAAATTGAATTCAATCCTACACAAAAATTCATTGCGCACTATTTTACTCCTGATTCGCCATATAAAGGACTTTTGCTATGGCATTCGGTAGGAACAGGCAAAACTTGTACTGGAGTAGCAACAGCAACTACTAGTTTTGAGAAACAAGGTTATTCAATATTATGGGTAACACGCACTACTTTAAAGAGTGATGTTTGGAAAAATATTTTTGACCAAATATGTCATACCATAATACTTGACGAAGTTAAAAAAGGACTAATTATTCCTAATAATATTAATGAACGTAAAAAATTACTATCAAAAAGTTGGTTAGAACCAATGTCATATAAACAATTTAGCAATTTATTGGCCGGAAAAAACAAAATATATGACATATTACTTGAGAGAAACGGTCCAAATGATATATTAAAAAAAACCCTTATAATAATAGATGAGGCGCATAAATTGTATGGTGGTGATTTGAAAGCATCAGAGCGTCCAGACACGGAAGTAATGGAAAATTTAATAAGCAATAGTTATAAAGTATCGGGCTACGATTCATGTAAGTTATTAATTATGACCGCAACCCCCTTTACCGATAGTCCTCTTGAATTATTTTCTTTAATCAATCTTTTTATAGAACACGAGTCTGATAAAATAACTACAAATAAAGAAGAATTTAAGAAACAATATATGACATCTGAAAATATATTAAGCACAAATGGAGTTAAACTTTTGGCAAATAAATTAACAGGACTTATTAGTTATTTAAATAGAGAAAAAGACCCCACACAATTTGCGCAACCTATTATGATAAATGTCCCAATATTAATGACTCATGTTGAAAATGAAGAATTAAGAGATATTGTGTTTTTAAATACAAAAATTAATAAAGTTGCCGACATTGTAGAGGAACAAATTGTGGTATTAAAAGAGAAAATTAAAAATATGAAAACGGAATATAAAACAGAGAAAGCAACATTGACCAAGTCAAAATCTTCATATTCTAAAGAAGAATTTACTAAGTTAAATGATAATTTGAAAGTTCTATTAAAAAATATAAAAGATTTAGAAGAAGAATTGAATAAATATAAAAACACAAAATATGACTCTGAAACAAAAATAAAAGAACTTAAAGAAAAAGTCAAACAAATAAAACATTCACTACTTCAAGAATATATATTATATACAAAATGCGGACACTTAAACTATAAAAATAATAAAACTAATAGTACCCGCAAAAGTTATAAACTTATTAAATAAATAGGTAATATTGCGTTATTTGATAATATTAAATATTCTTTATTTAGAAATAAATAAATTTATAAGTTAATTAAAAATAATATATTATTTATTTAGAGATAAATAATATCTTAGTTAATAATTATAATATATTATTTTTAATTATTATAATATTTAGCATATATATAAATGACTGCGTCGGTATCAGAATCTGTCGGTGGCGAAATTCTTGGTTACGAGGGTTCAAGCGGATACTCTGATTATAATGGTTCTGGTGGCAAAAAAAATTCTAGAAGAAGATCCAAAAAAAATATGGGAAAAATGTATGGAGGCAACGAGGAACAATCTACATCGGGATTTATTCCCGACGTTAACGGAGGAATGGGACATGAACATACAGGCGGAAGACGTAGGCGTAGAACAGGAAAAATGTACAAAGGAAAAATGCGCAAAGGAAAAATGTACAAAGGAAAAATGTACAAAGGAAAAACTCGCAAAGGAAAAGTAAGTTCATGGATTACTCATGTTAAAAATTTTTCCAGAGCTAACAAAATGGATTTCAGAGATGCACTAAGAGATCCTAAATGTAAAGCCACATATCACAAAATGAAATAATTAAAACGTGTAATAATCAATACATAATGATACCATATATATTATTCAAAAAATAATATATATAAAAATATAAAAAATATAAAAAATATAAAAAATATAAAAAATATAAAAAATACTTACTTAGTTATTAATTTGCGAACTTTCATTAATTCTAGTGCTGGACTTGCCCCCTTAGTTTGCTTAAAAGTATTTATCAACGCATCACCTGTTAATATTAAAATTTCTCTCAATTCATCATTTTGCGTAAATTTCGCATACAATGCTTTTTCCAATAACCCCGATTCTATTTTTTTAAAGTCCTCATCATTCATTATTACTGCTTTAACAGATTTTTTAATAACGCTAGAATTATATAATTTTAGTGCTTCTTCATTATTTGCTCCTACTTCCCCATTTTTCATAAATTTACCATATAGGTCAACCAAGTCTTTAAATCGGGAACCTAACATATAATGTTTCACACTAGACCAATTGTTTCCATCGATTACTAGATTAGAAACTAAAAAATCATTATCCAGTTTTTTGCGCCATTCAGGATATTTTTTCTTGTTATTTAAATCCAAAACATTTTTGACTGTTTTAAGTTCTGGTTTAATAGATTCTCCACTACCTTCGCCTACTTTTTCATGTTTTGATTTGCTATATATTTGAATAATAATTGAATCATCATATTCTTGCGATTTAGGAGTTTTAGTAGACACTAAAGAATCATAGCCACTAGTTTTACTAATAGGAGATGTTTGAACCCCATGTTGATTGGCAAACGTTTTAAAATCAGGTATTAAAACATATAGTCCAGCACCTTTTTCCATACATTTTTCTAAGACCAATTCTTTTATTTTATATGGTAATTCTGTAAATGTTAATGCACCTCGCTTTATATTTTTATCATATGTTATTAATTTATAATGAATACCTTTAATGTAGTCTGTTATTATATAATACGATGGTTTAAAAACACCCTGCGCTTGTAATTTTTTGTCAGCTTCAGAACACTGTAAAACTAGTTCTTTTTCACCATTTAAAAAATGGTCTTGCGATAGTACAATAAATTTAACATTATATAATCGCTCTAGTGTAACTAGTGCCCAATTATCTGCCCAATATTTTCCTCCTAACTCCATTATTACTTTTTTTAAATCATCCACTGTTTCTACATCTTTCATAAATTCAAACTCTTTTGCTAATTCTTCTAATTCTTTACTTTGATCGCTAACCGAAGACATCTTCTCAAAATTAGATTTAACATCACTTATCATTTTCATTTTATCTACACCGTCAGCAGTTGCTGTTATCATTTTTTTTAATGTCAAATGCTTCTTTTTATATTCTTTTAATTGGGTTTGTGTTGTTTTCATATTGTTATAAAATAGTTCAAAAAATTCCTTGTATGTTGCCAATATTTCTTCTGTAACTTCATTGGCTAATTTTTCACGAATAGATTGGACTGATATATCTATTTTTACACTTCTTAAAGCATCTCGCAAAACAGCAAAAAAACAATCTCCGCCACCCTCATTGTCTAATATCTCATATTTATTACTTCTTAAATACTTATTTATCCATTTATGTGATGGGTCTTCTTCATATTTACTAATTTCATAATCACTTTCGTCTTTTGTTTGACTATTTAGTTCCATTAAATCAAAACTCTCACTTATAAATTTTTGCGGTTTTTCATCAGTGTCTTCGATTTTCTCTTCTTCGTCTGTTTCAATATCACTAATACTAGTATTTTCACTACTAGTGTCACTAGCACTATTAAATTCACTTGTATTAGACATTGTCTCAAATTTATCAATTAACTCATAATTGTTAATAATTAATGGTTTTGCAAAAGGAAATATTATTGGTTCATGCATCATATTTAAATCAATATCTCCAGTAGAATCTAACAACGAAGTATAATCTGTATTCTTTGTTTCATATATACCTATTTTTGATACAACCGAACCATTATTTGCTAAATAAATATTAAAATACATAATATTATTACTTAAAAATTCTAATTTGGGAGTTCCTAAAACGAATTTTATATGCTTATTATATATTTTAGCATTATATACGAACGCTTCATGATTTAAATCAGATTTGTCAATATTATTTGTAATAGCATATTCTACTTTGCTATCAATATTAGATGTAATCATTATATATATTATTTATTTTTATAAATGTATTTTTAAACTATTATATTTATAATATTAATAAACTAAAAATCTTATATTATTAAAGTTATAATTAAAGTTATAATATAAGAATTTTCTAATGTTATAGCGTTATAAAAAAGTGTAATTATTGTAAGATATATTTTTTATATTTATCTTGAATATCCATTAATTTAAATTTAATTTTATTTGTAAAACTAATATAACTACTTTTATTAACTAATAACAAATCAATAGTGGCATATAGTTTTAAATTAGAATCTATTTTTTTGATAATTTTTATTTCTTTAAATAATTCATTATATATTGTCATCAAAAACTCTAGTATGTTTTCACAATAAGCATTGTTTTTCTCAATTTGTAAATGGGTTATTAAAAAATTAGTTAAGAGCAAAACAAATTCTTGAATAACATACGTATTAATAAACAAATTGCGCATATAATTATTAGTTTCTGTAATTTCTGTAGTTTCTAATTCATAAACAAAAACCCTTTTATAAATATTTATTATAAAAATTATAAAGCACTTATATTTATCGTTATTTTTATTAATTAGGAACTCATCTTCTTGTGTATTGTTAGCGTTTGTAATATATTTTTCAAAATTAGAATAATCCTCATATTTTTCTTTTAACAAATTATATAAAAATATGTTTTCTAATTTATAATTTTTAGTGTTATAAATAGCAAGTAATGAAAAGAAGACACTAACATATATTGAACTATAAGATATATTATTATAGCATATATAGTCAATTATATAATTATCCATAGAATATAATTCATCTATACTTTCTTCTACACTTGAATCAAGTAATTCATTATAAATAAGCAAAAACTCTTTTTCTAATTTATTATAATTAGATGGAGATAATTTATTCAACAGCGCTTTAATATTACTTTTAGCAATATTTATTTTAGTTTTATCAACTGGTACTTTTCTAACACTTGTTGTTTGTAATATATTAAGTTTGCTGAATTTATTAACATTAGTGAAATCTTTAGCACTATTATAAGTTTCGTATTTCTTATATTTTGATTTTTTTTTTAACTTAGTATCCATTTCTTGGTCAAAATTATTTAATGACGGATCATTATTAACAGTTACTAATATTGTATTTAATAAATCTTGAATTGATTGTTCTAATTTTTCATGCTCCAAAGTTTTATAATAATTAGCAATAAATTGTGTATCATAAATTAACATTGCTATTATAATTAATAAATTATAATACTATTTTTTTAATTATTTTCGTTATATTAATATTTATAAAGTAATTGTTATTATTAATAATAAGATGGATTTTATTAACAAGCTAATGAATTTTTATGAAGACACCAATTTAAATAGCAAACAACAATATGCTGATTGCTTTAAGTTGCCAATCGAGTATTTAGACACTTCATCTATTCAAATCCTAAGCACTAATATTATTAATGATCTAGAATTAGTAAAAACAAAACCGGCTTTAATGGACGATTATAACAATTCAAGTAATACAAATAGTAATACAAATAGTATTACAAACACTAATACAAATAGTAATAATTGTGAAAAACAAACATCAATTATTTGTCCAGCAACTAATGACGCATACAATTTATATTATCATGTTTTTAATCCTACAAATATATTTGAAAAAAATATTATATGTAGATGGTCTAAATATTATACAAACAATGTAGACTTTTTATTAGAAACTCAAGTATTATTAAAGAATTATAGTGCTTTTAAAAAAGTAGAATTTAGCGAAACTAAAACGACAATTCAAGAAGATTCAATATATAATAAATGTGAATCCATTATATATGATAACGGATTTATAAATAATTATCAATATATTGACATACCATTACTAAGCAATTTTAATAATAATAGTGTATGCTTACAAATTTTAAGTATGTATAATCTTTCATCGCCTGTTTTTTCTTTGCTTATTCCAATATTATTTCTTTTGCTCCCTTTTTTTATAATAAAACTACAAGGACACAATATAACATTTGGACTGTATTTTGATCATTTAAAAAAGGTATTTTCCAATCATATAATAGGGCAATTATTTTCTTCATTTAGCAGTACTAATTTTACAAATAAAATCTATTTGCTTTTTAGTTTTGGATTTTACATTTTTCAAATGTATTTAAATTTTACTAGCTGTATTAAATACTTTACAAATATTAAATTTATTCACGAAACATTAAATGACTTAAAACATTATATAGTAAGTTGTTTGAATAAATTTAAGAATTTTTTAAAATATTCTAAGGATTTAACTAATTATAAATCTTTTAATGATACTATTAATAAAAATATAAGTATTTTTACATATTATTTAGAAGAATTGAGTAATATTACACCATATACTTTAAGTATCAATAAACTTACAGAATTAGGACAACTAATGAAATGTTTTTATTGCTTAAATAAAGATGAAAATATTATAAATAGTCTATATTTTTCATTTGGGTTTAATGGTTATTTAAAAAATTTAGAAACATTGCAAAACTTTATTAATACTAAAGTTATGAATTATTGTACTTATGATAATTCTAAACCTACCTCTTTTGATGGTGCTTATTTTGCCAATTTAAATATTATAGAAAAACATCAAGACACATGCGAGACAAAAGGGTATGGGTCTGAATGTCAAGAAATTTGCGACAAAGAAACATGCGAAAAACTTAAAGCAAATGATAAAAATAAACATAAAATTGTAAAAAATTCATATTCATTAAAGAAAAATATAATTATAACCGGTCCAAACGCATCTGGTAAAACTACTTTGCTAAAATCAACATTATTCAATATTATTTTATCCCAACAAATAGGATGTGGTTTTTTTAATAGCGCCTCAGTAAAAATATATGATTATATTCATTGCTATATAAATATTCCCGATACTGGAGGGCGCGATAGTTTATATCAAGCCGAAGCAAGACAATGTAAAAATATACTAGAAGCAATAGAAAATAATGCTACTAAAAATCACTTTTGCGTATTTGATGAATTATATAGCGGAACTAATCCGGAGGAAGCAATTGATAGCGCATATGGTTATTTAACTTATTTAAATAAATTTAATAATATAGATTACGTATTAACAACACATTATACTAAATTATGTAAAAAATTAAATAAACAAAACAACAATTTATATATGAAAGTAAATACTAATTCTAAAGATTTTGAATATACTTATAAAATAAAAAAAGGTATTTCAAAAGTAAAAGGTGCGCTGAAGGTGTTAAAAGATTTAAATTACCCAGAAAATATTATCACAAATATGAAAAACTAAATATTATTATTCGTTAAACAATACTTAAAATAATATAATTATACATTAATATAAATGTCATTCTTATTTAAATTCATAGATTCCGGATTTTTATTAACATTAGGATTAATTTTATTAATAAGTGGAGGGGTTATGTTATATTGTTATAGAAGACTAAATTTATTAGAAAAAAGTTTAATTGAGCATGGTAAAATTTTACAAAATTTTATTATAAATTATAATATTCAAATGCAACATTTTAGTTTAGTAAATAATTCACTTAATAAAAATAATGATTGTTTTGTTGAGAGTAACCCAACAGAGTATGTTGAATTTGATAAAATTAAGAAAATTAATTTAGGAGAAAAAATATCTGTTTCAGACGATGAGGACGAAGACGAAGGCGAAGATGAAGACGAGGACGAAGACGAAGACGAAGACGAAGATGAAGACGAGGACGAAGACGAAGACGAAGATGAAGACGAGGACGAAGACGAAGACGAAGACGATGAAAAAAGCAATTTACAAACTTTAAAAATTTCTAATAATAATTTTGAAGAAGAACTGGAAACTCTAGATTCTGTAGAAGACATGACAAGTTTAGAAAATATTAAACTAAATGAACAAAATATTTCTAACATTGATGACGAAACATTTATGAAGAATTTGCCTATAAACTTAAAATCATTTACTTTAGAAACAAATAATACTCCAAAAATAATAAATTTAGAAAACAGTGAAACTTCAGATACTAAAACAGGCGAAAGAAAAAATTATTCAAAAATGAAAGTGGATGACTTAAAGAGTTTGGTTGTTACAAGAAATTTAACAGATAATGAAACCTCTCAAAAAATGAAAAAATCTGATTTAGTAAAATTATTACAAAATCAATAATAAAAATTAATAATAAGTTAATAATAAATTAATAATAAATTAACAATAAATTAACAATAAATTAATAATAAAATATTGTATTTTATATATAAAAATGGAACGAGGTATAACAATGTTAATTCATTCGGTTATAATCGGCGTGTTATTATATGTTATTATGATTTATGCTCTTGGTCAAAGACCAATTGTTGCGGAAAATAGAAGTATATTGTTGGCTGCCTTTGTTTTAATATATATGTTAATGTTTGGTCACGGACTTCCAACAAAAATAAATAAAGATTTATTTTAAATAATAAAATGTATAAAAAATTAATATTATTACATAATATAATATTAATATTATGAGTTGGGGAACTTGTTATAGTGGTTCTAATAATATTCACTTCAATTTTCCTCCTTTAATGGACGATTCTAGATTATTTAGTAATTATTACTCGTCTGTTCTTAATGATACTGTTTTTCAAAATAATAAAAATATTAAAAATAATAGTGATTATAGAAAATATTTACAAGTAAATGCGGATACTATTATACAAAATAATCAATATATTTCTTGTATTGAGTGTGGCGCAACTTCAAACTATAAATTGGAACCTTTGACTAATATACAAAGTCCCTATATTTTTAATTCGATTTTGTCTCGCGACCAACCATATGGATACGAAACCAGCAATCTTAAAAATATATATTTGTCTAAACAACAATTAGATGCTCAAAAACATGTTTCAAAGTATATAATCAATGCAAATGAGTAAATTTTTTTTATATTATAATATTTTATAATATTTTATAATATTATATAATATTTTATAATATTATATAATATTATATGGCTTTTTTTGATGATTTAATGGCGCCTTTTGGCAAAGAGCATTGTATGTTTTTTTATTATTTAGGATATATTAGTTTAGCAGCCGTAATTTTTGCATTTATAGGAATAATAATATCTTTAGTTAATAAGAATTACAAGATACTTGGTTTTGCCATATCCTATTTTTTAACCTTTGTACTCATGTATTACATTTATAGATTACATTATTCGGTATGTTTGGGTGCTTATAAATAACTTGCTATTATAAACACTAATATATAATATATTAGTAATAATAATATATAATATATTAGTAATAATAATAAAATACTAATGAAAATATTAAGCATAGATATAGGCATTAAAAATTTAGCATATGTAATTTTAGAATGCCATACGCTAGATAAAAAATTTCATGTTAATGAATTAAAAGATTTCAAAGAATTTAAAATTCTAAAATGGGATGTAATAAATTTGTGCAACAAAGTAATTTCTTGCAATCAACAATGTTGCTCAAAAGAAGCCAAATTTCATAAAGACAACGTTTTTTATTGTAAAAATCATACAAAAAAAACCGAATATAGTTTGCCAACATGTAATATAAAAACACTTCACAAACAATCTGTTGCCAATCTCTCGTTATTGATTGAACAATATCAAATTAAAATAGAAAAACCAATAAATAAGGCATCTTTAATAAAATTACTAGAAGAATATTTGAATTCGACTTGTTTTGAAGCGGTTGAAAGTGTTAACGCAAATAATGTAAATTTAATAGATATAGGCATCAGTATTAAAAATGAATTAAACGAATTATTTAAAGATTTTGATTTATCCACAATTGACCAAATTATTTTAGAAAATCAAATAAGTCCTATTGCTAATCGAATGAAAACAATTCAAGGTATGATATCTCAATATTTTATTGATTGTAATAATTATAATATTAAATTTATATCAGCAACAAATAAACTAAAACCATTTATAAGTAAAGAAAACAAATATGTAAGTGAATATAAAGATTATTGCATTATTAATGAATCCAAAGATACTAAAGATACTAAAGATACTAAAGATAGTAAAGATACTAAAGATAGTAAAGATAAAAAATTATCATATAATGAGCGAAAAAAACTTAGTATTTTTTACACAAAACAACTGTTAGAACATAAGAATATGCCTCAAGACCTCGCTTTTTTTATTAACCATTCAAAAAAAGATGACTTGGCTGATTGTTTTTTACAAGGCATTTATTATTTAGAAAATTACAATGTATTAAAATAACTAATAACTAATAACTAATAACTAATAACTAATAACTAATAACTAATAACTAATAACTAATTAATAATTAGTTATTAATATATAATATATATTGCGGAGTATTTAAAAATTAAACTTCTATTTTTATCATAATAGTTTTAATGGATATTATAGAAATTGAGCCAGAAACGTTAAATATTGATAGTTTTCAAATTCCAGAATTTAAAATAAATGACTCAGATGTAGAAGAAATTATATCAAAAAAACCATCGGCTAATTTTGGAGGTGGTATTGAACTATTAATGAATGGAAAAAATTTAACTGATAAAAAAACATCATCTTCAATAGATATTGAAGACATTACAACTTTAGAAAATGAATTAAATGATTTAACACACAATAACACTTCAAGACATTTTGATGACAAATTAAAGTTAAATACCAATACAAATAGCAATAGCAATAGCAATAGCAATGCTAATAGCGATAATAAAAAAGAAATAAATTATAATCAATCAACAGGAACCAATAAAAAATCTATTTTTGGAGGGTTATTTGGTGGTGATTCAAAGACTAATGGGGCCAATATTAAACCAGTTACAAAAAATGATGAAAATGACGCGGCAAATTTAGGCAAGTCCACGGCAAATATGAATGAAAATAAAACATGGGATGGATTTGGTAAATTTAATAATGTTCCTATAAATTTAGAAAAAGCACAAGAAAAACCCACATTAACTAAAGAAGAGGAATTAAAAGAAAAATTCAAATATTTACGCAAGTTAGAAGATTTAGAAAAAAAAGGGGTTTCGCTTAGCAAGCGTTATAATATGGATTCTGATTTAAATGAAATGATTGGTGAATATGAAACTATTATTGCTGAAAAAGAAAAATCAAATGCTATTAAATTTCAAGGAAAAATGTTGATGGCATGTATAACTGGACTTGAATTTTTAAATAATAAATTTGACCCTTTTGATATTAAACTTGATGGTTGGGGAGAACAAATAAATGAAAATATTGACGAATATGATGAGATTTTTGCCGAATTACACGAAAAATATAAATCTAAAGCAAAAATGTCTCCCGAATTGAAATTATTGTTTCAATTAGGTGGTTCTGGAATGATGATTCATATGTCAAATACATTATTTAAATCTTCGATGCCTGGCATGGATGATATTATGCGACAAAATCCAGAATTAATGAAACAATTTACTCAAGCAGCAGTCAATACAATGGGTCAATCTAAACCCGGATTAGGCGGATTTATGAATGGACTATTTGGAAATAATGGTGCTAATCCTGGATTTGGTGCTTCAATGCCGCCAAATGTAAATTCGGGTCCGCCACCACCACCAGTTGAGTCTAAATTACCTGAACGCAGTCAAAGAGTGCAAAATATAATAAATCGTCCGGATATTATGTCAGCGCGCGGTATGGAAATGGATAATAATGAAGGTAATCCTTATAGTGAGCAACGCATTACACGCCCTGAAATGAAGGGTCCGTCGGTTGCTCCACCTAGTCAAAATATTGCGTCTTTATTAAGTGGTTTAAAAACAAAACAAGTTGATGTTAATGAAAAAAAAAATAATGAATCCAGCACTATTAGTATTGAAGACTTGAGAGATTTAACAAACGCTAAAATACCAACAAAATCTAAACGTAGGCAGCGAAGCGATAAAAATATTGTGAGTTTAGATATTTAAGTGTTATAAAAAAATATAAAAATACTATTACTTTTTAATAACATATATTGTGTTATATATGTTATTATAATTAGTTACTTGTTTTTAGTTATTTGTTTTTAGTTGATTTTAGACTTCTTTGACTTCTTAGACTTCTTTGACTTCTTAGACTTCTTTGACTTCTTATACTTCTTTGTTTTAGACTTCTTTGTTTTAGACTTCTTTGTTTTAGACTTCTTTGTTTTAGTCTTCTTTGTTTTAGCCTTCTTAGTCTTCTTAAAACTAACTTGCCACCGACAAGTTCGGTAAAGCTTCTATAATAAGAGTCTTTTTTTTTTTTTGGTAATAATTGTTTTTTTAATATAAGTTCTAAGTTATTTCTCTTTTTTATAAGTCCACGTATCATAGTGTTATACTTTTCCTTCCTGCCTTCATTCATCTTGTATAAATGGCTATATGATATATGGTCAAAATCATAATATCCTATAAACATTGAAGTAAAACCTCTTATTTTTGGATTTATACACATACTAAGTGTTAATACAGCATCTACATAATTTTCTTCCTTTAATAATAAGTAAACATACTCGGCAATTCTAGTGTTATTGCGTAGAGCATTTATATATATAGGTGCTAAATAATTCTGGTTAGGTTCTTGCGGTTCTTTAGTAGTATCATCTATTCCTAATTTACTTTTAGCAATTGATGGTTTTAACCCATAAAATCTTAGTTCATCTTGAGTAATCCTTCCTGCTCTTCCAAAGTCAATTACAAATGGAAAAATATTTGTGCGTTCTGTATTTAATTGATTAATGTCTTGTTCCAAGTTGCTTGTTTCTATAACAGAACATATCATTATATTCTCATCGTGAATATCATCATGATGATAACCTTTTATTGCTAATAATGACGCCATATAATATGTATAAAAATTTCGTAATTCTTCATCTGTGCTTAATTTTATTTCTATAGCAAGTGTTATATATTTATAAAAAGATTCTTCAGTAATTGTTTTACCGGCATTATTTTGCAGAGTTCTCTTACAAAAATCAAAATATGTTTCACAGTCAATAAATTCCATAATAAGTATCTCCTGATTATAAGCACTTGTTATTGGGTTTGTATCCCCAAAGTTTTTACGAAACATACTATATTCTATAGGCGCTTTTAGTTCAAATAAGCTATAAAATAGTATACCAAGCATTGTCATTTCCTTTCCTGGAGTTTTTATTTTTTCAGCAAAAAGAAAACTGGGACATATTGGCATTACATTACTTTGCGAACCGAGTTCTTTTTGAATGGCAATCTCATTATCAACATTAGTATCTGGATAACCTATAAAAAGTTTAATTATTAATACACTTGGTGCATTAATATATTGTGTTGGATTACTTTTAAAATGACTACTAAATTTTTCATTTAATGTTATCTTAAATATTCCAGTAGTCACCATAGATTTTTTTACACGAATAACTTCTATCGTTGTGTCTTTATGCGTTAATATATTAACTATTAGACTAATTATTTTAGATTCATTTTGTATAACTTCATCACTAAATAAAACGGTTCCTCCGTTAAAAGTCATATATATATCTTTATATTATAAAAATAGTATAAAAATAGTACAAAAATAGTATAAAATTTATATATATTGTAAATAATATGGTATTTATTTGTGATTTTTGTAATAAAAATATTTCAGAATGTTGTACTTTATATTTTGGATTTGATTGTATGTGTTGTAGTAATCATTGCCGTTCCCAAGTTATTCAATTAAATTTACAAATTGACCCAAAAATGAATAATCCACATACTTGGTTAATACATAAATTAAGAGTCAAAAAAAATAAAGACCCGCTTCCAAAACCTAAATCATTGATAAATTTACTAGAAAAATTGCGAATGTAAATATTTTTATTAAAATTCTAATTCTTCATTTTTTAATTCTTCATTTTTTACAATTACAATAGGTTTCTTAATATTTAATTTCACAATTCCTCGATGCATTTTTTGTTTATGCGACAAACAATCATATGGCACTTTCATATAAATTGTTGTTTTATCTTTTGTCACAGCAATAGTATACATAAGCACCATGTTATATATTATAATATTATAATAATATTATAATAATATATGAAATCAATTTTTAAATAAATTAAATATTATTTAATATTTAAAAAAAATATTATTGAGTTAATAATATATAAATTTTATTTATTATTATTAAATAATAATAATGACTAACAAATATCCTATTAATTCAGATTATAGTAATTTGAAAACATATGTAATAAATTTGGATGATTATATAAATAATTACAATAAGCAATTACCATATTTACTAGATTTAGGTTTAATAGTAGAGAGATTTAGCGGAATTAACGCATTAAAAAATGAACACTTAAAAACCGAATATCAACAATACATTTCAAGCTATGCTAAAAATTTTGCCCCGAAATCTGTAATAGGTTGTGCTTTAAGTCATATATTATGTTGTGCTGATATAAAGTCTAATTATAGTAAAAAAATAAATGACCCTATACCCTTTTTTCTAATAATGGAAGATGATGCTTTTCCATTATATAATAAAGAAGAATTCTATGAACATCTTAATAAATCATTATATGAAATACAATTATTAGATAGCAATTGGGATATTATACAATTACATAGTGATTGTATTATACCAACAAAAGACACATATAACACACATATTGCTTGCGGAAGCGCGGCAGCCTATTTAATATCAATCAATGGTATACATAAAACCTTGACTTCCAAAATATATAGTCATTTAGATTTTATACAGCACAACTTTATTACATATAATAAATATAGAACAAAAGAAAATTTATTTTATACAAATGAGAAAACTAGTCTAAATAGAATACAAGTTAAAAGCAAACTAAATTATAAGTATTATAGTTTATTATTAAAATCTAAATTTTGTGAATTGTTAAATAAATACACGCATATTATTCCATTACGTGGAGAGAAGAGTTATAGTGATTTTTTTGAATTCAAATTTGTAAGAGAACCGTTATTTGAGAAAGAATTTACAGTGAATGATTTATTAGATTATTTATTAACATTTATAATATTAAAAAAAATGTTTAAAAGAAATGTTTTAAAAATAGAGTAAAAATAGCATTTAAATATATAATTTTAATTAAATTATAATGGATTATAGCGATGAAACTCAATTTCAACCTAAATTAATATGTGCTAAAGGAGACATAGTATTGAGTGAAATTAAAATACCTTCTAGTAACAATAAAGCTTACAATTTAAAATTTGAAATTAATAATTTGAATACAAGTAAAGTAAATATTGATACACTTTTAAGTACAGCAATTTATGATTTGCTTGAAAAAGTAAATGTTGAGTTAATTGAAAAAATATATATTTTAGATGTAATAAATGCTCATGAAACAGACATATGTATATTATTAAAACAAATCGCCAAAGAAGTAGGACTTAAGCAAAAATATGTTTTGTTTAGAACCACTAAATATTCAAATAATTTGAATAATAACATAACCTTTTACAATAAAGATTTAATTTATGAGCATAAACATTTAATAACAGATTATTTAAAATCTATAAATTTAAATATTGAGAAATATGAACCAATGACATTTAATTTTGGTAAAACCCATATAACTTTGAACGACGAACAATGGGTCGATAATCTTGAGAAATTAATTAGTGTTAAATTTTCAATAGATTTTCAACTAACAATAGAAGACGACTTACCAATTTATATGAATAATTTTATTGGATTAATGTTTAAAAAAATGTTTTACAATGTAAAAATGTTTCTTGTTAATTTAAATTCATAAATATATTATTATTATTTAAAATAACTTAATAACTTAACATTTATTAAATTATAAAAAATGGTACTATCTATTATGTATATATGTTTCCGAATAACCAAACTGATAACAATAGTTCTCTACGAATTTATAAAATATAACAATAAAAGATGTGTAAATTATTTATTTAATATACCAACTTATAGATTAGAATCAATTAAAAATATATGCACAAAATTAGAACAAGAAAATATTGTATATGTAAAAATATTTCAAGCATTATGTTTTGACAGAGATTTATTGAGTGCTGAAGAACAATGTTATTTACTTAAATACACAGATAATGTTCCTTATCAAACCAATGAAATAGATTATGATTTATTAGATAAATTGGAACACGAGTTTTCAATAACTTTAACAAATAGAATTCCAATAAATTGTGGTATTGTAGGTATAGTATTTGATGGCGTTGATTCATCTAATAATAAAGTAATTATTAAAATGTTGAAAAAAGACATTTTACAAAAATTTACAAATGTGTTTAATGAGTTGTTATATGTTTCGTATGTATGTAAATATATTCCATACATAAAATCTCTAAAAATAACAAAAATGCTTTTAGATAATGAAGAAATTTTATTAAATCAAATGGATTTTATGAAAGAAGTAGAAGCAATCGAAATCTTTAGTACAAAATATAAAAATAACAAAGAATTTGTGTTTCCAAAAGTTTATAGACAAATAACCGAAAAGTACAACAACCTATTAGTAATGGAAAATATTAAGGGACTTAAATATAAAGACATAGAAAACATGGATGAAACTATTAAAGAAGAATTTGCATATGTGATTCATAAATTTTCTATATTAGGAATTTTATATTATTCACTTGTTCATTGTGATCTTCATAGTGGAAATGTTTTCTTTTATATGAATAATGATACTAATTCAATAAATGATGAATTAGTAAAATATAGGGTCGGTATTATTGATTTAGGTATATGTTGTTTTCCCAATAAAGAAAATCAACATGCGTATTATGTTTTTTTTAATGATATAGTTATGAATCAAAATTATACTAATGTAGAAAAGTTATTATATACTATTATACAAGAAAAAGAAGTGTATACTAATTTTAATGCAAATAAAAAACAGCAACTTATTAATGAAAGTATCAAATGTTTAGAATTAAATACAAAAGAGGAAGTAAACACCCGTCTATTAATAGACTTAAGTAAATTATTTAATAAATATAATTTGAACTTTACAGAAGAATTTAACAAAATTATTTTAAGTGTTCATGTTGTTGACCATTTTGGAAAAGACTTATCCAAAAATTTAAAAGCATGTCAAACAAAAGTGCTAACTGATTTAACTAAATTCAATGAACTACTAGAAATATAGTAAAAATGGGGGGACTAGGACGCATAATAAAGGTTGTAATCTCTCTTATGTTAAATGTATTAATATTATTTTATTAAAATATAATATTAATCCCTAATCTATAAAAATAGAAATGTGTAAATTTTGGGAAAAATAAATTTGAAAATTTTTTGGAAAATGGACATTTATAAATGTCCAATTTTTGAAGATTTAAACCTTTTATAAAAAAATGAAAAATTTACACAGTTTTAAACATTTATAAGCATAAAGGGTTGAGCATTGTGAATTTAACAACAAAAAACTCCTTACCATAATTATTTTCCCAATTTTTCCACAAAGTTTGGCCGAACTTTTGTTGTCATTTGTTGTCAAAATTTGTCCGGAAATATCCGGACATAAAATAGTTTTAATATTTTATTACGCTAAATGGTAAGGCATTGTAATAAATGTTGCTATAATTTTGACAAGGGCGCAAAATCTATTAACATTTATTTACATAAAATCTGTGAAAATCCGAATATTAAATTAAAATATTTAAATACTATTTTCTATTTAAATATTATTAGTACTAATGCTTACAAAAAAATCCGCAAAAATCCGCAAAGAATTTGTCTGTATATGTTGTGATTATAATACGTGCGATAAAAAAGATTATACCAAACATATTAACACAGCAAAACATAAAAATAATACAAACGTTGTCATGGCGTTGTCAAATATAGAAGAAAAATCCGCAAGTTTTATAAATACAAATACAAATACAAATGATACAACAATTGTATGTAATTGTGGGAAAAAATATAAGAGCAGACAAGGATTATATGCTCATAAGAAAAAATGTGATGCACTAGAAAATGGAAAAATAACAAATGCTACAAATGCTACAAATGCTACAAATGCTACAAATAATCAACTAACCTTAACAAATGATTTAATTATTAAATTACTGAACGACAATAAAGAAATGAGAGAAATTATAATTAAGCAACAAGATCAAATTAGTGAATTATTACCCAAAATTGGTAATAATTTTATAACAAATAATAACAATAACAATAAATTCAATATTCAAGTATTTTTGAATGAACGATGCAAAGATGCTATAAATATGAGTGATTTTATTAAATCAATACAAGTTAGCTTACAACAATTGGATTATACTAAGCAAAATGGAATAGTAAATGGATTAAGCAATGTAATAATAGAAAATATGAATAAACTAGGATTGTACCAACGACCTATTCATTGTACAGATATAAAACGTGAATCATTATATATAAAAGATGATGATAATTGGGAAAAAGATGTAAATAAAGAAAAAATAAAAAAAGCAATAAAAGACGTATCAACAAAACAATTTTGTGCTTTAAGTAAATGGACAAAAGAAAATCCCGATTTTCAAAATAATGAATACAAACAAAATTATTATACACATACATTAGTGGCAATAGCCAACAATAAAGAACACAATGAAGAAAAAATAATAAAAAAATTATGTAATAATAGTTATATAAAAGAAGAGTAATTATTTAGCTTATATTAAAATTGAAATTAAAAATTAAGTAACTATACACTTTATATTTTAATTACATTAGTAATAAACATGGATTCACATAGAGACACAGTTGTTATTGTTAAAATAATTCAAATACAAAGTTGGTTTAGAGGAAGTATTTTTAGATTAAAACAATTACCCTTAATTATGTATAAAATTCAAAATTATTTAAAATTACATGTGATTCAGTTTTCAAGTCAAAACGAAGATGGTAGAATTAATAGTTGCAATGATGAAGTTGAAGTAATTAAATTACTTAGTGAAAAGTTTGGTGCTAGAATTAAAATACCAATAAAGAGACATTGGTATGACATTTTAGCCTATGATTATATGTATGGATGGATTCCAATAAATATAAAAACAACAACAACACTAACAAGCGACAATACAGGTAATTTGGCAATGTGTGTTTATGCTTATACAGATGAAAAATTGGATATTCACAGGGAAAAATCTTATGAAAATGGTAAAATGAGTAATATACTTTTCAATAAATTAAAAAACAAACAATATAACTTCAATAACAAAAAAGATTATTATTTTATTGTATTAAATAAAACAGACACAAGTAGTGTAATTGTTAATAGTGTAAAAGGATTGACGCTATTAACACCAAATATAAATAATTTACCATTCCAAGTTTGTTGGAATAAAAATAGGTCATATAAATATGAAAACATACACAAAAAAATAGAACAATTTATTGATTGCTTACAACAACCTAAACCATGTTGGAAAGAAACATTTATGACAAATATAAGGTCATTAGAATTATAAATACTCATTTGGAATATATGAATTACATATTTGCCTATGACCTATTTTAAATCTTCCAGAAAACATAAAATTATCTTTGAAAGTATTACTATTTAAATAGGCTACAACACTATTTAAATTACACTTTTTTTTTGGTTTAAGCATTATTAATCCACCTCCAAAATAATTGACTTTACCTAAAAACGCAATATCTTGTTTTCGTGTTAAATTATAAATATAAATACAATCTTTTCCAAAATTACTATTTATGGTACTAATATTTCTAGGTGCTCCCCATTCAAACCAATTAGTTTCATTGAACTTTCGTATTTTCCTCATAATAAGTTCTTTTTTGTGATGTAATAAATAGTCATTAATTTTTTCATTAGCACAAGGATAAGTTTCAATATAAATATATTTTTCAACTTTATTATGACCATTTAATAGTTCAATATTACCAATTTCTTCATTTTTATAAACTTCTTCTTTTCCACTAACAAGACCTACATAAATATCAAAATAGTCTTGAAACAAAACACTATTACTATTTTCTTCTATATTAAAAGTAATTAACCCATTAGTGTTTGTAATATAGAGTGTTTTACTATTATATAACACTTTTTTCTCAATTAAACTATTTTTACAATATCTGAACACAATAACATCAATTGAAGCATTGGCAAACATGTTTTCATTATGCGGATGAAATATATGAGTGAATGTTCCTTGTGTCATCATAACATTCAATAATTTTGAAGCACTTGTTAATTTAAGAAAATCAGATGGAACAATAAATATTAATTCACCATCAATGGTGAGTAATTCATAACATTTTTCTATAAAATCAATATATAAGTTTCCTTTTTTAGTTCTAACATAAGGGGGATTTCCTATTATTGTTTTGTATGTTTTTGTAATTGGTTGAATCATAAAATCTCCATAAACAACTTTCTCCTGCTCTATGTTATCTAATAATTTAATTTGTGTATCAATCTCATACATATCAAATGTTATATTAGGTAATTTATTACTAATAAATATTATTAAATCTCCGCGCCCTATTGAGGGTTCTAATATATTAGAAGGACTATTTAATATAAACTCATACACTTTTTCTTTAAGGTCAATATGTGTTGTATAATATTGTCCTAAATCATGCTTTTTTGTCATAATTATATTAATATAATTAATATAATTAAATAGTTTCTTTTAAAATCTTTTGGACAAAATAAGTCAATTTTTTCTTTTTATTAATACTATTTAACACAATACAATTTTTATTGTAATGTCCCTTTTTGACTAAATTGATTATAGCATTTTTCGCAACTATAAAAAACCATTTTTAGTATTTTATATTAATTTATAAAAAACAAATTAATATAAAATTGGCGTTTGAAATGTAAAAAGATGTACTAGGCTATTTTCTCTTCTTTATTTTCTTCTTTTTGTTTTTATTTTTAATCTTTTCGTTTTTATTTTTAATCTTTTTGTTTTTTTGCTATATATTTTATTTACTCTGCGTTTTTCTGTTTTTTTATAATTATAGTAGCGCCGTCCAATACCTTTGCCGCCTGCCATTAAACTTTCTTGTGCTGCTCTGTGTGTTGTTGGTGCTCTTGGTGTTGTTGGTGCTCTTTGTGTTGTTGGTGCTCTTTGTGTTGTTGGTGCTCTATAAGGCTTTATTGAAAACATTCTGCTAAGCAAAGAAGGGATTGTACGTTTTTTCTTTGCTTCTTCTAAATTCGCCGTTTCTGCCAACTGATCCGCTTCTGACCACAATGCCCGCGCTCTTTCTGTTAACCAGTCTTTGTCGGGCAATTCATTTACAGCAAATGATGTGCCCTTTTTATTAACAAAGTCATTGTCATAAAATTCTTTTCTAGCAACCAATGCTTCTTCAATTAGTTTATTAAAATCATACGAAGATGACAATGTAGCATATTTAAATATAGGTAAATATGTTTGCTTAGGTTCAAGTAAGGCGCTCATATAATTACCAAATACCGAGACGTAGTTGCGAGCTGTATAGTTTGGAGAACAATACATGGTACTTGTTATTGCGGCTTTTACAAACTCTTTTTTGGTTATTAAGGTATCAAAATAACTCGTCATGTTAGTCCCAATAATGTCTGTAATTTGTGGGGTTGGTTCCTCAGTTTCATCGATGAACCTTGCAGATTCGTCGAAGAACCTTGCAGATTCGTCGAATATAGTTCTAGTGGTTACTGGTAACACCTGTGTATATTTATTAGTATAAAGTTGTCTAGGTGTATAAATAGAAACATTACTTGTAAAAGCAGCTCTTCCAAAATCAATTACAACAGCATCTATTATACCATCTTTACTTCTACAAATTAACACATTGCCTGCATGTAAATCTCCATGAATTATTCCTTGATTTAGCAATAATATTGATATATATAAGAGGACAAAACAAGCAAAACCTGCTTTTCTTTCTTTTATTTTTTCGTCTGTTTCTCTTGGATCTATTGCTTCTGCAAAAGGTAATGGCATTCCATGTATATTAGACATATAATAATTAATATAACGTCCCTTCGATACCTCATCTCCAGGATATGTAAGGCGATGAAGGGATACACACTCAGCATATTCCATAAAAATAATTGTCTGTGTTAAATCGTCAAAACTAAAATCCGGTCTCAAAAGCTCTATGAAAGGGTCTCTGCTTTTTAATTTTTTCACACTATCTTCTTTTAACCTAGTATATAACTGAACCGTTTTACGTAGTGTTACTTTCTCTGTTATTTTCTCTCCGTCTTTAATTACTTCTTGCTCTTCTTTCACTTCAATATTTTGGATAGTTCTACTTAGTATAGTACAAATAGCTTTTTCAAGAGTGTCAGCATTATCTTTATTTTTGCCTAATTTTGTCATTTTTGAAAACAAAAAACTTGGACATATTGGGTAATGATTTTTGCCCGAATCACGAAGATATTTATGTATTGTAACTTCATTGTCATGTTGAGTAGCATCTGGACTATAACTTATTTTTTGTGTAGTCATGTCGACATGTGTAATTTCTTTATGTGTTAAAATTTTCATTATTAATACCCTTGGTTTAACACTTGTACCTGTTGTTGTAAAAAAATTTGGAAATACTTTGTTATTAAATTCTAGCATATATACATATTCTGGGGGACCGCCCTCATGTAACATGTCTATAGATGTATCTATATGGTTTATTATTTGTGTTAATATATTTTCTGTACTTTGATCATCAGTTGCATTTATTGTAATGGCTCCGCCATTTAAAGGCATGGAGCTTATTATATATACTAAAATATAATAAACAAAAAATATAAAAAAAATTGATAATAAATATACTATTATATATATGATTAATATAAATACTTAACACATAACTATTTATAATGACTAGCAACCCAAAAATATTCGTTTTGGTTGATACAAGTTATTGGATATTTTATAGATATTACGCTATTGTTCAATGGTGGGGACACTCTAATCCCGAATCACCTTTAACTAATCCAATTGAAAATGAAGTGTTTGTGGAAAAGTTTATGAAAACATTTAGCGAATCGCTAACAGGGTTTAAAAAGAAGCAAAAAATACATAAAAAACAATCTACAATTATTGCTGTTCGTGATTGTCCGCGTAAAGACATTTGGAGAAATGCTTTATTTTCAGAATATAAAGGAACACGTGACAAAGGCGAGGAATTTTTTGGAGGACCATTTTTCAAACATATATATCAAGATAATAATAAACTTTTATATGAAGCCGGTGCTAATGTTGTAATACAATTTCCAAATTTAGAAGCCGACGATATTATTGCTCTTACTAAAAATCATATTCGCCAAAAATATGCGGATGCCAAAATATATATTATTGCCAATGACCATGATTATTTACAACTTTTAGATGAGCACACCGAAATTGTAAATTTTCAAAACAAATTTTTAAAAGAAGCCAAGAAAGTGTTTAGCGAACCACAAAAAAACCTATTTTATAAAATTGTGCTAGGAGATAAGTCAGATAATATTATGCCAATTTTTAAGAAATGTGGTCCAAAGACTTGTGAGAAATATTATGAAAATAATGAATTGTTTTTAGAAGCATTGAAAAAAGAAAATGCTTATGAAAAATATGAACTAAATAAAAAATTAGTAGATTTTAGAGAATTACCCCATGAACTAGTAAGCAGTTTTATTAAAGAAAACTCCGAACTATTAGACAGACTATAGTTTGTAATTTTGTTTCTAAGTTCATTTTTAATATGTTAAACATTATTATTAATAATATAACTAATAATAATATTAATACTAATACTAATAATGTTAATAAAATATCCGTTATTAGTTCCTACATTTGGCCATGGAGCAACCAGTTTAATAGTTAGTCCTTTTGAAACTTTAGCAAGCAATCTTTTTAGTGGATTATGTATATATTATTGCTCATTTTTTCAACGAAAAATGTTATTAATCATTTTTTCTATTTATCATATTGCCGATGACTTTAAAATACAAAATAACTTTTATAAATATTCCTTAAGTTCATTATTTCACATGGCGTGGCTTAAATATCCGTTGCTAAGTAAATGTTATTTGACACTAGTCCATAGTCCTAGACATTATTTAACTATTTATAAAAGAAAACGTAGAGTTGCTCAACAATTTTTAATAGGCATTGGAACAAGTGCTCTCGCTGTTCCATTTTTAAATGCTAATTTGGATAGCGTATTAAATAATTATTTAGGCGAATTATGGTTTGTTGGTCCAATAATTGCCCACATAATAGTACATAGCTATTATAATAAAATTATTAATAATACTAGTACTAGTACTATAAGTTAACTTAGTTTAATTTTCTAGATTTATTATTTCTAGATTTTTTATTTCTAGATGTCTTATTTCTAGATTTACTTCCCCCTATAGACTTTGCTCGCACACTAGATATTTTTTTATGTGTTGTATTAATATTTGACAAAGACTTTATTTTTCTTGTTAACTTTTGTTTTTTATCTAATAAATATTTATAAAAATCTGGCTTAAAATATTTAAACATTCTGTAATCTGTCTGAAATGCTCCCCATTTTGTTGATGCAATTATTTTTTTAAATTCGTGCGTATCAATAGCTCGTAAAATTTCATCACCTTCTGCTTTTGATTTTATAGGAATACCAAAACCACCTTGAGTTATACCATAGTTTCCAGTATAATCATTATATGGATGTGGATATCTTCCAACACTTAATATTACCTTAGGGATACCAAAAGGTTTTTTTGTATTATCATATGTATATAAAAAACTTATTTTTTCATTTATATTATTTGCTACTTTATATTGATATTTATCAGTTTGCTTTTCTTTGAGTAAGCCTTTGTCTTTATTTGATGTATGATAGTTAGAAGTATAAATAACATCAATTCCTTTATCTTCACTTGTTAATATTTTTTCAAAAATTTTATAATTATAATTTGGTAAAAAAGACCATTCGTCTATTTTGATTAAATGTTTCTCTCCTAACTCATCAATAATTTCACTCGGTTTAGTGTTAGATTTATTTTGTAAAACATATAAATCAAATCTACTTCCTACATTAAAATATTTTTTACCATCATTTTCTCCATAAATATGTAAATATAATAATTGTAATTTT